TTAATTCTTTTGCAGGATGCTCCGCGCATAATCTTGCAAATACCTTAGTTTTGCCTGGTCACTGATGATACCGGCTCTGATATCGAAAATGTTTCGTCCAGCAGCTTGAGAGAGTTCGACGGTGGTACCATCGCCCACGCCGCCGGTGGTTGAGTCTCCGCTTTTTGTGAGCTGACAGGTTGCAAGATTGGCGGTTGCAATGCGCACCCGGCGAGTACCGGCAATGACATCATCACGCATACGATTGTTTTCGACTTGAGCATTAGCCAGATCCTCCGAGTGTTGTTTATCCAGTTCAGCCAGGCGTTTTTGAAATGCTTTCATTGTAGTGATATGAGTTTCAGTATCAGCTAGTGCCTTGTCGCTAATGGCTTTCAACGCTTCACCGTGTTTGAGTTTTAAATCTGCTACGTTAGTATCCCAGCGCAATCCCTCAATCCACCACGCAGCGCCTGCCCCGACAGATAAAGATATTAATGCCGCAATGAGTGTCTTATTCATCCAGCCCCCAGCAGGTTAATTCGCTTTCTTGATCCCGCCGTTCTATCTGCCCGTAGCAGTTATTAGAACGAATGCGGCAATCTTTGCCGCTGTCGTGAATCCAGCGTTTGATCTCAGCACATGCACCTTTACGGTCACCGGCATTGAGTTTGTAATAAAACGTTGAGGGTAGACATTTAGCGGGGCCGATGTTGTACGGGCAGAATGATGCTATACCGGCTTTCTGCGGCTCAGTGAGCGGAACATGAACATTACGTTCTACCCATGCAATAGCGGCGGCAGCTTCTTTCTGGTTGAGTTTGTCGCATTGAGCGGCGGTAAGTCTCATCCCCATCAGCACGGGTTTACCGTCGATGTAAGTAATACCACGGCAAATAGTCGGCTTGCCCTGTCCATCCCGATAAGCAGAAAGGCGATTCCCCTCTTTTTCATCCAGAAAACCGCCAAGAATGACGGTACCGCTGGCCCCCGCAATTATCAAAGCCAACACGGTTTTACTCAGTTTACTTTTAGTCGGTGCCATCACTCACCATCCGGTTTATAGCCGTGGCGGCGATCCCAAATCTTAATACCGGCATTGAGCAGGAATGTCAGGGCCATAAAGAATAACGAACCAAGAACACCAATCACCGTCCACTCATCGGGGGTGAATCCGGCGATCAGCTCTTTAGCCCAAAAAATAAAACTACCACCTGACGCTAGGTAGGAAGCATTAGAAGCGATATTGCTCATTTTCATGCACCACCTCCCCCGCAGGGGAATGAGTTAAGATGGTACAATTCTAAAAAACAAGTAGGGTCGGTTTCCCGACCATTGAGAGGGTTTGGGTTATCTTGCTTGAGGTATATCAGTTAATTTTTGGCGCTTTAACCGGATACGGTCTGCTAATTTGTGGCCTAGCTTTACTGAGGGCTTTTCGATCAAGTTGTAAGTGATGTATGACATTGCGAATGTAAGAATGAATAAAATGATGAACAATGTAAAACCGCCATTATTCTTATATATACCAAAGTCTCTTAGATATATCCCGCCAAGTTTTTTTACAACCATATGATTTATATACAAAGAGTATGACATTTCGCCCATCAAAACCCAAAACCGACTAAACGTCATGTTGTTTGTTTTAGAAAGTAAAGCCATTGAACCGACTAACAAAAACGAATAAAAACCCCATCGTTCTATGCCGCCGCCCCGATTATAGCCTGACACTATTAACGATACTGAAACGCAAAGTATGCAGACAAGAGCAACATGAACTAGTTTATTTTTAAGGAAATCATCTTTTATATGAATAAAAATTTCCGCTATTATCATTCCATAAATAAAATCATATATAATCGGATTGGATAAAAACGTAAAGTTTCTTATAAACGACTCTCCTGCCACATCTCGTGTTATCGGGTCAATTTGAAGCGCACCACGAAAGTAAAGTTGAGATATCGAGCAGGCAGAAATCATTATTGCTATCGCAATGGCAGTTCTATATTTGTGACTTATTGAAATGGCAATTCCAAACAAGGCATAAAATAGTATTTCATAAGTCAACGTCCAAGCCGGTAGGTTAATGTTATACCCATACCACGGCCCGATAGAATTATAGTCATTCGGTATCAAAAGGTAGCTCTTGATAATGTTAGATGTTGTTGTGTCTAAAGTTGTATTTAGGATTATTGATATTGAAAGAACAATTATAAACAAGGGATATAGTCTAAAAAACCTTTTGATAGTAAACTCAAGAGGTGTATTTTTTTCTCTATTAATTGTGGAATATGTAATTATGAAACCACTGATAACGAAAAATATATCGACACCGACTTCACCAAGCCCGAACAGTCTATTCCCTAGATCTGCTTGTGCATAAACATCATTCAAATACTGTCTGAAATGAAACGCGATAACCAGCAAAACAGCGATGCCGCGAAGAAACTGTATAGATTCCAGTCTATTTGTTTTCACAAATTCTCTCTAAAACATAGATTTGCCATGTCAATATGTTACCTATTTGGTATTCATATTCATAGCCCCTTAACGGGGCTACTTAAGTGAAATCACTTAGTTATTAGCAGAGTCAGCCTATAGAGTATGCTGTAACCAGTTGCTGATATCCCTGTCTGGAAAGTTATCGATGATCCGTCAGCGGCCTTGGTTTTGATTCCTACCGCCGCCGATGAAGCTTGTCCCGAAGTGCTAACAATCACATGAGCCTCTGCTGACAGTATCCTCCAGCCCGCTGGTGGTGTTATCGTAACGGTGCCATCAGCAGCGATAGCAGAAAGCGAATAGTCATATGCTACACAAACCCCTTTACCGGAATACTTATGACCAGTTCCACCGCCCGGAATGAATAGCGATTCGAGGTAGAAATCGTTGATTACGTCAACGTTAGCCCAATTTGCTGGGGAAAGATTTCTTATCGAACCTGTATACATCATCGTATTTGCGAATAATGTTTTGCTATTTACGTTCTGATAACAAAGATATGCAGCATCAAATGGCGCACCGGAAAAATCACCATCTACATTTCTAATGGTACTTCTTCCCCTATTTACAGAATAATAAAGTGCGTTATTGCCAACTGGCAGCGTAAATAACTGAGCCGCACCATTTAATAGTGACATAGAATACCACGGGCCATTTTTCCCAGTTGTATTAGAGATATTATGACTTTGTGCAAGAGAAATAGAGAAGTCTGTTGTTGATTGTGAGTTATAAATATGCGCACCTTGCCACGCTTCAATGCCGATATTACCACCAATCCCTGTACTATCTATTGCTGTGATCGCAATAGCAGTTTCATTTGTACTGTCATAGTTAGCGAAACCTATAACCGCTCCCTCAATGAATCCATTGAATATTGAGTAATGGCAAGCTCGTAATACTAAACCAAACGGGCATGCATCTATTTTCACGTAGAAATCGAAAGAGGTATTTGTATTGTTCGGGGGGGATAAGTTCTCAGGTGTTATTGTTTTTGGATCTGCATAAAAAGCTTTGTGGCACGAATCAATGACTAACTGCCCCTTGCTACCCCAAAACGAATATCCAAATACGCCATACTCCCCACCCTTTACTGCCACGTCTAATTCCGCTCCATGACCATAATTCATGTGCAAGCATATACGCTGTGAGCCTTTTGACGCAGATCGGTTTGGCAGTCCGTAAGTCAGACAATAACCCTTGAACATTATTCCACGTACAAATTCATCGGCGCTACCTGCTGCCGCTGCGTTCTGAACCCGCACAATACAATACTGCCCGAATGCCGGAAGCGTTGATTCAATATTTCGAGTGAAACGAGGACAGTCACCAGCATTATTGCTTGTAGCGAAACCGCTATCCCACTTACTTTTTATTGATAGCTCGAGATAATTTGAACCTAAGTTATAAATTGCAGTGCGTGGAGATTTCACAACAGCATAAAGCCTTGAGTATTTATCAGCCGCCTGACACGCCGCCCAGTCAATTGTTTGCGTTAATGAAGTAACATGCGGATACACTGCCTGCGCTGCTGCAAGAGTTGCGTATCGCTCAGATAGCGGATGTACCGTGCCATCACCGATTGCGCCGAATTGCTCTGGCGTTACCCAGTTAATCGCCTGGCTTAAATTACCCTGCGGCTGAACTCCGATTAATCCGGCCCCGGTAGGCTTTGCTAGTTCAATCATGACATCTGATGCAGACCCCGATGCAGGTAATACAGCGATCGGTTGCCCCGCATCGTTAAAAGCAGAGAGCTTATTACGACGATGGCTAATATCAGGCAGAGGTGGAATGTAACCGTCAGGCACGCGTACCGCACTACCCAAATTTGCGCTAACAGAGTCATCTACATATTTCTTAGTCGTAGCGTCCTGTGGCGCTATCGGGTCGGCGATATTAGCAATTCGGTACCCTTGCCCCTCAAAATAATTATAATTAAACCAAGGCCGACGAAGTGCAAGTAAACTATTTAACGCCTGCCCCTGTAATACCATCCAGATTCGGTCAAAGTCCTGGTTAACGGTTGATGCAAGTAAATCCCCGTTATTCTGATATTCAGTGTTGCGAACAAGCGGCATATCGCGAGCGATCATTACCTTAACGCCGTTCGCGGGAGGAGTAAGGAAAGTGACAGCGCCACCGTTAACGGCACCCGCACCGGAAACTGTAAAACCACTGGTTAGCACTGTTCCATTGAAAGAAATGGCTAAATCTGAGGCGCTGAATACCATGAAAGTAAAAGGAAACACAGTGGTAATGCCGTTTGCGGTGTACGTCGTGTAAGGAGTTTGGTTTGGTAATGCCATGGCGCGACCTCGGCTTAATAATCAACAGCGACCTCGTGATCGCCTCCGTATGGTTGCCAATGGTCACACGTTTGTTCATTCGGTTTCCCGACTAATTTACCAATCCGCACCGGCGTTTGACCGATAGCCCCAGAACCCGAATCGATAAAGTCGTCGTCTTGATTTTTTAATTTTGGATTGAAATCGCGCATTTGGTCATAAACAGGGCCGTCAAGCACATCAACATGCGCCCAAAGAAAACGGGAAGAGAGAGGCGCTTCAAGTGCGTCAAGGATACGTTTTTGTTTGTTAACAACGGAGAATTCTTCGGCTACCCCACAGCCAGTGCCTTTTAGTGCCTGACGTAGTAATTTAGGTGCAAAACCACCGGGGCCGTTGACCTCTACTACTACGCGGGGAATTTGATACTGAATAACGAAATCGCGGATTTGTACTACCTGCCCGCCGACTATCTTGTCGTTATCGTCAAAGTCGGCCAGCTCACCGGTTAGGCCCGTACATATTTGCCAGTACAGATGGCCGCGAGCATCAGTAAGCATCAATGTAAAGGCACTAGCATCTGACTTAACTTTGCCTAGTGCCACATCCCAATAAGCCACAGCCCCCACTATCTGGATACTACCGAGCCACATTGTGCAACCGCTGTTGGCGTAACGAATAACAGGGTGTACGTCGTAAGCCCGCATACGGTCGGGGTTAAGGCGGATATCACCCACAGGTTTACTGTGTAGCTGATACTGACTATCCCAGGCATTTATGGTTCGGGTTTTCTTGCGCCGCTTTTTCATCTCTTCGCGGGTAAATCGTTCTTCCCATGCGCAATCGGCATAACAGTCGATTAGCACGTTAGGCGCTTCGGCAAACTCAATGCCGGTATCGGTCAACCGATAATCTTTCCCCTCAACCAGTAGCCGAGCACCTTTATAGATACCGGTAAAAACATACTCAGGGCGAAAGGGTATCGGGTAGTGTTTCTCGGTGGCTGATTTTTCTTCTATGCGGTGTTCTTGATTAAACAGCTTAATGGTCAGGCAATCCGCGCCCATTTGCTCCATTTCATCATATAGGCTGTCGTGGGTGTGCGGGGTACCGATATACAGCGTACGGCCGCCGGGTACCAGAATGTGCGTTTGCTCTTCCAGCCGGTAGCGCAACTTCTCCCGCGCTTCGGGGGTGGTGATATTCTTCGGTACCTCGACATCATCGTTTTGGCATTCATCTGCACGCGCCGAAGTAACGTTAGAAAGAATGCCCTTGGCGTACATGTTGGCGTTACGTGAGTCAGTCGAGCCATTCACCCACCACTGCTCTACCGTGCCTTGTCCGTCGGGCAACATGCCTTTTGTCAGCGGGTGATTGCGCAGTACGTTAAGCGTATCGCGCGAGGTTTTATAAGCGGTGCCGTCAGATTCAGACTGGTGCAAAATGCGATAGGTATTATCGCGGTAATAGCGCCAGGCATTATAAACCGCAAGTATGGTTGATTTACCGAAACCACGGAAACACCGCAGGACAGCAATGTCACCGCGATGCTCCAGCCATTCTATTGCGCGGTAGTGGCAATCTGGTACATCCCAGCCCTGACGCTTAGACCAGATGATGAAAAACGCAAGGAAGGAAATCATTTCCTGCCTTTCTGTATCCGGTCGAGCACCGCCATAGCTTCACGTTCAGCAGCGGCCACTTGCTTACCCAGCTCGAAATCACGCTCATCAGGTGCGCCACCTTCGCCCGGCTTACCGCCCCGAGTCTGCATACCGATAAGAGAGTGGACTTTAATTAACAGCGTCAAAGAACCGGCGGCGTTTTTCTTCGACCAGTACCGATCGCCGCGCTCTTGCTGTGTCTGCTCTTTTAGCGGCTTACCCTCGCCCGGCCAGTTATCAGGATCGGCTTCATCGAGCACAATATCGGTCAACTTGTCGCTAAGGTTGGCTAATCGCGTCTTATAATCTTCGTGCATAAAAAAGCCCCATCAGTATTGATGAGGCTATGATCTATCGCTATGGCGTTCGGTTTCCTGACTATCGTTGAGTGCCTAGGTACCCCATGCGTTAACCATAAGGTTTTCTATATCCGTGAAGATGGTACCCCCAACCGGGCAACCTTCCGTGTAGCCCGAATTGGAGTATGAAAAAATGGTGGTGTTATCAACTAAGTCTATTAGTTCTGCATTTAAATACTCGAACTTAAATCCTCCGCCAGAGCCAACACAACGATGAAAGGAATCGCCCGGTGCGTAGCCATCTAATTGGAGTATGTATCTTGTTGCCGCCTCCCTGTAAACAACCGTCTTATTTGATGATTCATGTTCTATTGTCGTTTGCTGACTGGCGTAACGCTTAATTGTAAACCCGCGCTGCCTTAACCGTTTCTCTACCTCTCGAACCCATAACCCCTTAGAGCCAGTAACGGCGATAACTTTTGGTTCGCTTATCTTTTCAGTTGAAATAATATCCACTACCTTTGTAGAGGCGCACCCGGCAAGAAAAAACAAACTTAAACACACAAGAAAAGCTTTCATTGATCCCTCACTTTAGTTGTTCTTCCACTTTATTCAATAAAGGCGCTACGTAGAATAAGTTTTGATAAGGTAGTAATTTACGGGCTGCGTGAGTTTGCTTACTGTCAAACTCTCCATTTAATACGCCATTAGCAATAACAGCCATATCACCGCCGAGATCAAACGTCGGCCCCATCAATGCACCAATCTCGTTACGACTCTGAAAACGCGATACAGGTGGAGCACCGAACATAGCCCCCAAACCAAAGCGGCCACCGCTCATGTTTTCCACGGTATTCAACGGTTCCGATAACCACCCCAGCATACCAGAGCGATCAAGCCCCTCTTTAACCAGGTTGTTGGGACTGTAGTCTGACTCTCGCCCAGATAATTTCTGCTTCATGGCGTAGACCATAGAACCAAGCGCTATTGAGCCAAGCGTCCCCATATAGAACGACGCGTCACCCTGCTGAATACCCGAAACCAGCATACGGTTATGTGATGCAAAAATAAACGTTTTGAACTGAAGAATGATCTTACCAGCTTCGGTACTCATCAACAGTGGCGTATCACCGACTCCAGGAGTTATAACCGTGGAATCGACATCCTTTAGGATGGCGTTCTGAAAAGCTTCACGAACAGCGCGATCATCCCATAAATGACTGTGGCCAGTTAGTAAACCATCCATATCTTCACCATGCTTGGTGAATTGCTCACTGATACGGCCAAGCATCTGCTGGTCGATACCCACTTGAGCCAGCTTACGTATCTCTTTCTGTGGTATTGCCTTGCCAGATGCCAGAACCTGAGCGTTATCAAGAATGCGAGACTGAACTATCAAACCACTCCAAGATTTTAAGGTACTGTTCCATTGGTTCATCAATGTCCAGTTACCAAACTTCTGAGTACCCCAATTCAATCCGCGTTCTAAACCAGAACGGCGGCTATAGGGATCGGTAAGGTCAGCAATAGCTTTTGTTCGGGTTGATAACACGTAGTCAAGTCCAACCGCCATCTCCCTCAGGTCTTTGGTGGCAATTTTGATACTGTTCATATTTTTAAGCATGGCACCTAATGGCTTGAGTGACTTTGATAAACCATGCTGCATTATTGGCCGCGCCATATCTGGGATAGCCGATATTGTCATACCACCTAGCAAGCGAAGGAAATTAATATTACGCGCCACCCGGCCAGCTCGAACAAAGAAACTACGGGGGTCTTTCGGCGCACCATAGGTACCGATGAGGCGATCACGCATGGCTTCGATATCTCGGACGTCGGCCTCTCGCTGCTTTTCTAATTTAGCGCGTTCTTTCGGCGTTTTGGCATCACGGATCAGTTGGCTATATTCCTCTGATACCTCGCGGATTTGCTCACCCATATCCTTACGCCCAAAGGCTGCCGTGAGTTCGATTTCTGGCGCAACCTCACGCAGATAGCTTTCTGTTACATGATTGATATCTGACTCAAGAAACGCCTCAATACGTTCATCTGGAATATTCAATGTACGGGATTTAGTGAAGCCTGCTCGTTTTGTTAAACCTTCAGGTAGCAGATCGCGAGGTACAAGACCGGATGGTGCACCGATAATTTTATTAACAATTTCATCTGCTGCGGCCTCGGCCTCTTCTCTTGATAGCGGCTCCATGAGTGTTAGCGCACGTTGCCTGCTAGCATCAAGACGCCCAATAGAGTTGGCGCGCTTAGTTAATTTGCGTAGTTCAGAACGATGTAATTTTGGATTGTCCAGTAACTCCAAGTGGCGTTGGAATGTCGCCAATTCCTCTTCTGCTTTTTTTATTTGCTCTAACTTGCCTTCAATTTCCGCCTGTTTTTTCGTCGGCTTAGTTCTTTTTTTAAGTTTAGATAAATGGTTTTCTAAATCCTGTTTTTTGGATATAACTTTCAATCTGTTGGATATCTCATCACCGAGAATTACTTTTTTCCCTGACCACTTTTCAGCCTCAGCTATTTCAGCTGTCAATCTTGCAACGTCGGGCGCGGCGGCTTGTGATTTCTCTATCCCTAAATCAATTTTCTCTATGCGACCTGCGGCCTTCTCAGAGGCTTTAGCACTGATCCCCTGAAGGTGATCGGTAATGATGCCGCGAAATTCAGTTCTATCTGAAAGTATTTTGTCGAATTTATAGATTCTGGGTAAATAACTTTGAGCGGTAGTAACATCGACATCTTCTGGCAATATGCCAAGTTCTTGCATTCGCTTTTTAGTTGTTTCAAAGGCCGGGCGAATATCAGCCGCCGCTTGTGCCACTTCAGGAATGCTTGACTGGTCACCGCGTCGCATGGCACGACCAATTTCCTCATTGAACTCAACAAAGTTTATTTTCTTACCACCAGCGGCAGATACTGATTTACTGTATTGCTTATAAGCATCTTTGGTTGATTCCATCTGCTTATATAGCAAGGTGTCATATTGTTTTATTTTGGTTTCAGCCGCAGTGAATGTAGCTAACCCTTCATTATTCTTTTCAAAGAAATAATTATTTTCTGCCAGTTGCTGGTTGATAGCCCTCGATGCGCGGGAGGGTGACTGTGCTAGTCTCCCCCCTGGGTTTACGCTCAGGGTTTTATTTATCAATCCGACGCCTGCTAATTGTTCCTGATCTAGCGTAGTGCTGAAAACTTCAGCAGCGCCGATACTGCGCGGGGTATCAGTGCCCGATAGATTTTCAGCTACCATTCTGGTAATTGCAGGACGTGTTCCAATGTTAGCTATGAGTTGGGCGCTAGTGCCCAAGACGCCACCGACTAGCGCATCCACTGCAACATTCATCATGCTTTCGCTAACGGTTCTAGTATCCTGAGTGGCATGCAAGGCCGCTTCAGATGCCAGCCCCCCTACTGCGTTTGCAGCAGCAAAGCGTCCCGCTGTGGATAGGGCTTGCCCCCCTTTGGCAATAGCCCCCGCAGGGACAAGCATTGCAGCCCAGTTAACTGGGTCAAGTAACCCCATAGCCATACTGGATACTGTGCCTGCCCAGCCGGATTCGCTAGTGAATTGCCTGTCTTGTCTTTGTCGATCAATACGATGTTTTATCGCTGATGTTTCTTGTGGTGATCTGGTGTCAATAAAGGAGTCAGCATAATCCTCATACCCTGCTATAGCCGCTGCGTTATTATCGAATGGATTGTAACCCTCCACTGGATCGAACTGGCTAAAAGGGGTAGACGCAATCCAACTACCTAACGCGTTATCTTGTCTAAAGGCTGCCTGCCGTAAGCGTTGCCCTGTATTACCTTCAGCAAAGGGGTTCACTACATCCAGGGCAGATGGCGTTTCCATTAGGAAGCTGGCATCTTCAGGCTGATTTATGGATCCAACATCTGCGCCTAAAATATCATCAGTTTTTTGTTCGTATGTTGGCATTATGGCTGTGTCCCGGTAATGTTAGGTGGCAAAGTATCAGCGCTACCGAAACCAAAAGGTTTTGTCATGTCGATAGGTTGAGCACTTGTCTGTGATTCCCCTGATCTTGCTTCTTTCGCCTGCTGGACTTTATCGGAACTAGATCTCATAACCTGCTGATACATAGGTGAGCTTTGTTGGTCAGGCTTAAAGCGTAAAGGCATTCCATTTGGCCCGAGATAAGGTCGTGGTTCGACTATTCCGTCCGCATTGGCCTGCATTACCATTACTGCATAACTAAAATCGCGCGGAGTTAAAGCGTCGGGTATCAGATTTAACTCCGTATCCTCTCGGGTGCCGCCAAAGGAGATTGTTTTTAATTGAGCCTTTTCTTTTTCCCACTGCCCCGCTAACCAATTACCAACGCCATTGCTGACACCGTAAACAGCCTCGGGGGAATACCTCATTATTTCTGGGCTTCCATTGACGCGAGATACGCCCCATTGGGTTTTGATCTGTGCGTTAGTAATTGCCGCCGCCTGTCGGTCATCACCCCCCGTCAACGCAAAATTAGCGTCATATAACGTATTGTAATCTCGCTGGTACTGAAAATTAGAGCGTGAAGGGTCTGCGGTTGATGGAGTGAATGACGTTGCAGCAGTAATGGAAGTTATATTGTTTTGCGCTGCCGAATCTCTATCTTTGATGTAATCTTTATCTGAAATTTTCTTACCAATCATTTGCTTGGTTCGTTCATCTTGTTGATATACCAAGTTATAGGCCATATCAACAGCCTTGTCCGCAGGAACACCAGAGCGATTAAAGTCATAGACTTTCTTAAAATAGGCCATCGTGCTGGGGTCAATGCCTACTGCTGCGCTTGGGTTGTTGTCAAAAATTTGCCCATACATTTTAGCCAGGGGAACAACCATATTTGGGTCGTTAGACATGGCTCCGGCGTTCAACATGGTTTTGACCTGAGAGGGGATAATCCCTGACCGCGCGGTGATGGTAGCGACAGAATTTAGGCTCTGTTCATCGTTGATGTCGAATTTTGGTGCGATACGGCTATCAAAATAGTTATCCGCTGCTGCCTGATTATTCTTATCAGTAGGATCTAACTGAAAATTATTTTTCAAAGATGAATCAAAACGGGTTACTGCTTGTTGCTTTTCCTGTGCAATTACATTTTGTGCAACAAAACGATTAAACCTGTCCCACCGTTGAATTTTACGCTCGTACCCCACATCATTCGGATTTGGTTTTATTTGTGCTGATAGCTCAGATTGGGCCGAAGGTGTCATTTGTTTTGCTGCTGATATGTAACCTGCGTAACGCTTCGCTTCTTGCAGATCCTGCGATTTACTTTTTCCCTCAGAGTAGCCGTACCCTTGAATCAATTGACTTTCACTCGGAATAACCTCCGGTATGTCCCCCCGTTCGAATGCGGCATGCGCATCATCAATTGACGTTCCTAACTGAGTGCGATATTCAGCCTGCTGCTTATTGAGTTGCCCCTCTGCCATATCGCGAAGTTGTGCGCGCTGCGTTGGGTCTAATTGTGCAAATGCAGTTGTAGATACACTGCGAAGTTTAACTCCTTCCGGCTGTGGTAATTCAGCCATACCCAAAGCCGCCAGTGCGCCATTTGTGATTTGCTCTTTTGAGTATGGGTTGCTTCCGTTCTCCTGCTGCGTAATACCGTTACACAGAGCAACTAGCGTATTTATATTGGTTAGATCTAGGGGCTGGTCAGCATCAACGCCAAGGGATTTAGACAGAGCGGTGGTATAGCCAGCGGTGTCATTTTCCTTGCCATCTTTACCAGGCGGTGCCCATCGATTAACGATTTGCGCTACCGTGGAATATCCTCGCTTATTGTAAGCAAGTAAGTTTTTACACAGTGCCCTTAATCCATGCTCTGGGGTAGCGAATTCGGCGAATCGCCCCGAGCCGTTTACCTCTCCGTCCCAGGCATTATCTGTACGTTCCAGATTGCCTGGGTTGTTACTGCGAATACCTAATGGCTCGGTGGATTTACCCCCAGAATAGCGGGTGGCCCCCTCAACATTGGAAGGTTCTCCCGCCAAACGCTGGAAGCCGGCAGGATCAGAAACCATTGCATTTCGTGATGTGTTGTACGCCGCAGTGTTTATAAATGATTCCTGCTTTTGCTGTACCTGCTCGTCAGTCCAGCCGTGAGCGCGCCCATACTCAGCAATTTGGTGTTTGGTACTACCCACCTCCAACTGATAACTAACATTATCGTTCCAGTAGCTTTCGGCGCGAGTCTGACTGTTAGCAACGGTGGCATTGAAGTTCCCTTCCTCCACTTGTCTCCGCTGGGAGCCTTCAAACGTCAATCCCGTTCTGGATAACTGAACGTGTCGCGCTTGTGCTTGTACTTTAAACTGTTCTCGCAAACCTTCAGGAACTTCACTGGTGAGGCTGTTTGCGTAATCTTCATACTTTTTAAGGTATTCTTGCGTAGCACCTTCCGCGTTTGTTCCCTGCCGCGACAGCAGACCGTGGTTAGGGTCATTAATTAAAGTATTGTTGAAATCATCTAACTGGATAGTTAGCGCCTGTAGCTGGCTTTGATTATCCTGATCAATTCGTTGCTGCTGCTGCCCGGCGACATTAATACCAACGGTTGCCAGGTGCTGAAGTGCTTGCGATTGTGCGTCAACATTGCCGATCCCGACGCGTGTCGGTTGAATCTGCTGTGCAACGTTTCCAAAATTACCCGTTGGGATTTTCATTATTTAACTCCCATATTGGAGAACATGTTGCTAGAAGAGGTTGCCCCGGTAGTCGTTGTCTTTGAGGGGTTCGCTGTCTTCCAACCGGAATACGCTGTACTCCCTGCCTGTAACAAAGAACTGCCCGCGTTGATATAGCCAGACGTGGCGGCATTTTTACCGCCAATGCGATCGGCCTGAGCCTGAGCATTTAGACGCGCAGATGCACCGGAACCGTTGAAAATAGTTGTCATTGCGTCTTCTTCTGCCCCTCCGACAATATCGGAAGTAATGCGCAGTGCTGTACCCTCGCCAGTCTCTACCCCTGAAGCGGCCAGCGCTGCGTTAGCCTGTGACGCCTGCGCCGCACCTGCTTTACGAATTTTATCGGCTTGCACTCGGGCGGCTGCTTGCGCTGCTGTTGCGTCGGCTTCTGCCTGCGCTGCCTGATAGTTCGCCATTTTCTTCTGCTGCTGCCCGCTAGCTACTGCGCCACCCGCCGCGAGAACAGAAGACGCCACTAATGCAATTTCTACACCCGTACACATGGTTTAGACCTCCATCGAATAAAGTGAGCCGGTACGCACCAGCCCAAGGCGCTGATAGAGTTCACCGGTGCGTTCTTCATGCACACCTGTAGTGATCCCCATGTTAATAACCGCCGCACCGTGGTTTTTCGCCCAATCAATAAAGGCTTTCACCAGTCGGTAGCCGGCGGTGCCTCCACGGTGTGCGGTATCAATGAAAACGCCATACTCAAAGGCCATACGCTCATAGGAGAAATACTGTTCACCTATACCCCCCGCTACCCAGCCAACAATCTGGCCGCTTTCCTCAACCACCAGCACAACACCAAACTCGGCATTAATGAGGTTGGTCGCTAGCACGCTGCATTTATCTTCATCATAGGGAAAAGTCACGTAGCGAGATTCGCGGTGCATCCGGGCACCGAGTGCCACCAATGCGGGAATGTCATCCATCGTTGCCGGTCTGATCATGATTGTTAGCCCCCGTTCGCCGTAAAGGTGGTAATAATTGCCAGTAAATGGAATGGCAGCGGTTGGCGCTGCTGAATCAGTAATGAGTCTTCGCCTTTCTCCCAGCCAAGTTTTCCCCAGAAGTGATCGCCAGTGAACAGGGGAGCGGGTTGATTAAGCACGGAGGGGCCAAAGGTGCGGAAGGGGATAACCTGACCGTTACACTCTGCGCCAGTGGTAGCCAGAAAACGCAAAGTCACTTCGCTGGTGCGTTTCTTCGCACTCTGCGTAGTGCCTTCGGAAGTCGGTACTTCAGGGGTAAGCGTCTGGATAGTGGTGTCATAGTGCAAACCAATCTCGACGCGTTTTGCGTTTCGACTTAGGGTGACAGCACCGCCGCTAACAATCTGCTGTGGCATCACCGCACCGTCGGCAATCACATCTACCGTGCTGCCTTCCAGATGATTTAAACCGCTCCAGACATCGGCACCCGTTGCGCTAACGGCTGTTATTGCTGCATCTGTATTCAGCGAGACGTCGAACATCTCAACGTAACGCACTGTCTGACCGTTGATTTCACGCTTAGTCAGGACGTAAACCACATCGTTATCACCGGCGGGAACGGTAGTAATAGATTCGTAAGCTCCCGCTGTTATCTGACGTGACCACGCAATGACATCCTGCGCCCGGTCAATGGTCGCTACTGCCAGTTGCCCATCTGCCCGCACCACCCAAATAAAGGCGTCTGGCTCTTGCTGGTAGGCCATGTCTACCGCACCGGATAATGTTATGTGCTCTGATAGAACACTCAGATCATTGGCTGAGTACGCAACGAAGCTATCCGGGTCATAAGCCACGGCAAAAAGTTTACGGTTGGCACGCTGCACAAACATGATTTCGGTACCGACACGCACCGGTTTGATGCTATTGCAGCCGTACGGGCTGGGGTTCTTTACCGATATATTGGTCGGGGTAATGGCGGATTCGCCACCGCCAGTGATGGTGAATTCACCGGTAGAGGTCAGCGCGATAAGCGTGTTCATTTGCGCCAGATGTACGATAGGGTTTATCTGATCAGAAGATACGGTGAAAGAGATAGCATCATCGTCGTCGGTACCCAGTTCAAAACTCAGGTAGATACCGGTTTCGCTCATCCAGATGGTTTGTGGGTACTTGGGCGAACCGGCTAACACCAGACGTTGCTGGTATAAAGTCGCCGCGCCGGGGTAGCCAAACTCGGGCGACCAGACCGCATCCTCTCGCGTCCATGCCCCCGGAGAAGAACTTTGCACCGCCGATAGCACGGTACGAATAACGCCAGTGGCTACCGCGCCGTTGGCAACTGCCTGAATATGTACCAAGCCGCTGTTGATGCGTACATAGGAACCGACATCCGCCGCCACCCACCCCGCACCAGTGAGTGCACCACCTGACTCCGCATCGCTCAATGTCAGGGTGATAGCTGAACCGACAAACTCTTTGACTGAGGGTTTGCACCATTTTTCAGGGGTGTCGCGGATTTCATCAAAAGGTTTGACGATAAAGGGCGCGGGTTCAAGCACCCAATCGGTCTGGCCTTTGCGTTGCAGGCGATAAGGTGGCACGTCTTGATGCACCAGAAACATGGTATCGGCCCCCTGCACATAGTTCAGCGAGGACAGCATCGCTGAGGTGTACGGGCTGGCTATCTCATAGGGGGTACTGCCGCTGCCAATCTGTGCACCGTTCTGGTAAAAACGCACATAGTTGTTACCGAATTCAAGTACATATGCCTGTGAACGGTTGAAGACGTACGGGATCAATCGGGCTTTTTGGTCGCCCAATTTGGCCTTTGCAGCAAAATGCGAGCCGGGACGACGCATGACCCCGCCATGAATCACACACACCGCGTTCTCTACAATCTTTGCGCCGTTGGCATAGCGTGCGATATCAACGCGCCCCATCAAGCGGGGGGAGATCTCACCAGCGGTAAAGTTGGTTTTAATTAGATTCGCGCGCATTAGAACCTCGATTCAAGTGTTGGATAGCCGCCCAGCTCTTCCGGCGGTTCCTCTTGCCCATCAATAGACTTGGCCTGACGCAGCGCGAAAGCTGCTTCCTGAGCCATGCTGTCACGTAATGAGGCAGAGCCGGTAACCGCGTAGGCAAGCCTTGCCATCATTGCCACCTCAGCCACCTGAACCAATGCCGAATCCCACGAGGCCTCATCGATTCTTTTGATGTAGCGCAACATCACCGCGTTGGTATTGGCGAGGATATATTTCCCTTCGACCTGATAAGGGATTTCGTACCCCTCAGCGCCTACAGAAAGAATGCGTAAGCAGTCAGATGGCACAGGGAACTGGTTGGAGTAGCCAAATACTGGCGGGGTATCACTGGGCGCTAACGAGATACGGAATACTGCACAATTCCATGGGTGTTTACGCAGCAGATCATCGCGTACAGAGGGGTAAGTGTTGGCGCACAACCGGGCGTGATCGGTGTTTTCTGTGAAACTGTTTATCGGATGCGCGCCCAGCACGAGCAAAGCGTTGGAACAAATGGAAATATCGGAGGCCATGAGCGTTACCTTTAGAAAAAGGCCGGGGGGTTACCCCCGGCAAAGGCGCTGGCATTAAGCAACGACGAACGCGATAGAAACAACTTTCTGCTCATTGGCGCGACCGGCACCATAGGAGGCGTCTACCGAGATCTGAATGGTGTTGTTCTTGTCACGACGTGGGCCGATATCAGTGTTGTACTCAGCACCAGTACCGAAATGAACGGCTGTCTTAGCCCATGCAACGGTGGTCTTGGTGGTGACACCGGTATCGGTAACCGAGTCCAGCTTCTCGTAAGCAATCCAACGGAAGCCCAGCCAGTTACCGGCGAGCGCACCCTCTTGCAGCATTTTGACCGCCATAAAATCGGCGCTGGTCAACGTGGTGTCGCTTAAGATCTGCGTCAGCATGTCGGCGTTGTAGGCGATATACAGCTCTTCGCCGTTCTGCTCATCGCACTCGTTGCGGCGGAACATGGCTTTAGCGGCAATCAATTTCGCTTTGGTCATGCCAGTACCGCCCGCCAAAATCTTCTGTGCGGCGGGTAATGCGACGTTGGTGTACGCGCCGTTGTTCTCTACTTTGCGCGGCACCGGATCCAGCAATGCGCGGTAGATAACATCGTCTTTCTTGCGGTTGGTTGCGGAAAGCGTCAGTTGCAGGTACGGCCCCTGAGGTTCAGCAATCAGTTTACGCAAGTCGCGTTTTTCTACCGGCACGAATACGCCATAGTCCGCCATCAGCGCATTACGAGTACCGGCTTCCGGCACATCCCAAACAGTATCGCCAAAGCGGGTAGTGATCGCGTTCATCTCGATCGTACCCATGTCGTTGATAGTGAAGGACGCGCCGGTAATCATGCCACGGTCATGCACCGCAGCTTGCAGACGCGAGTCCTTTTGCTGGGATGCAATTTCGAAAGAGTCATGAAACTGCTGCACAAAGGCGGCGGTGATCATGTTCTTGTTCGCTGCAAAGGTCATGTGTGTTACTCCCAAAAAATGATGCCGCGTGAGGTATCGGTTTCCCGGCTCTGTCTACGCTGGCCGCTTGGCATTACGGACAACGGGAAATTCAGGTATCCGGCTACCACACCGGGCTGTTGGGAGTGAGGCTATTGCACAGTGGCGTTCGGTTTCCCGACCAAATGAAAAAGCCAGCGGTTAGGCTGGCTCTCGGTGTGACATGTCACAGGTGTTATTATTTACTTAGCGCCTGCTTCAACAAATAACCTTCCAGCATCCATATTTTATTACGGGCGTTTTCGCGAGCTATTTCCATCCCAATGATCTCATCGAAGTTTTCGGGGCTAGCGCAGGCGCTTTCTCCGGTAACAGTGAAGCCGTTTTTTAACACAATGACGCAGAAAGTTAATAAATAAAGGGAATCTGGTGTAGCCAATGGGTATGGGTCGTTAGCGAAGTTATCTGCCGCAGATTTCTCATAGCCCTGCGCAGCCGTAAAGTAATGCTCACTGGCGATTACGCTATCGATATGGGCGGGTGTAATGCGCGGGGCGGTTTTGCCTGCGGCCTGAATATCTTGCTCAATACTTTTCTCGGTCATGCTATTTACCTTTTAATGTAATGAAATTAATCAACCTACTATTTCGTTACCGTAGGTGCGTGAATAGAACGCGCGGATTTTGCTGGTTACACGCTCATGGTCAGCGTGCTTAGGATTGGTGTAGGCTTCGGACTTCATCAGGTCACGGATGCTCTGCGCTTCTTCGGCGTTAATTTCGCCACCCACTGGTGCATCTTCCTGCATCTCGGCACCGACTTTTGCCAGCATGCGGATAACCAGCGGATTGTTGCCAATCTCGTTGATTTTGTCTTTGTCGGCCGGATCCGCCAGACTGTTGAACGCGCGGAAAGCCAGAGCAATGTTTTGCTTAAACTCGGCGTCAGTCTTCCAAGTCTCTTTTAACGAAGCAGTTGCCGCCTCCTGATCCAGTTCAGACGCACCGCCCACCAGCTCTGGCGCACGCTGCCAGTATTCACCGAGGATAAAACTCATCTGGTCGTTGGTGATGCCTTTCGCATGGGCGGATTTAAGGAAGCCCTGCATTTCCGGATCAGCCTTGAACTCATCCCAATTGAAGCCCTCGCCCTCTACCGTTGGCGCATACTCTTCTACCGTTTTCGGTGGCGCATCGCCCGCGCCCAAGCGTTTCTCCAGATGCGTGTAAGATTCCGCAAGTTTACGGGCCGAGTCTTCAACTTTGATTGCGCCATCTTCGCCCGTAATGCGGAACTTTTCAGGCAACCAATCATTCGTGCCTTGGGCCGCCGCACCGGTAGCAAGCAGGTTATCGCCAGTAGTCGTTGGTTCACCGCCTGCGCCGCCAGCATCTAGACCAGCATCAGCGTTAAGAAATAAATGTTTAATCTTCCACATCGTCGTTGACTCCGTTTGCCATGTTGATACGGCCTAAAATGAAATCGAGCACTGCACGTTGCCCGGCATTAAAGCAAGTTTGGCGGTCACCCTCGGCCCCGCCTTTTACATACACACCTCGCCCAAAGCGGGTGATCAATTCTTCCAGCACCTGTGGGCCGCCTGCTGTCTCATCGAACAGACGTTTGTAATCCTCGGCTAATGCGGGTTTGACTATCACTGTCCACCCCCGACAGCCTGGTTAATCATCGCTGAACCCGCTTCTTGTCCCATTTGCTGCATCATCTGTTGCTGCTGCGCCTGCTGCTGTTGCTGTGCACGTTGCTCGCGTAAAGCGGTAACATCGGCTGCGCTACGCAACACTTTGGCGGGTACGCCCAATGCATCAGATATGACGCGGGCAGCGGCATCCGCGTCCATGTTGTCGGTGACTTCGGGGTTGACCGCTGCAAGCTGGGCAATGTTTGCACCTAAGCGTTCGATAGCGGTGACGTCTTCCAGCTTTTGCGCTCTGGCCAGCGGCGAGATATAGCGAATGTTGAAGTTTGCCTGAGCCATAGACTCAGGCATTTGCGGGAAGACACCGGCACGGAAAGCAATGCCGAAGCAGCGCTCTACCAGCGGTTGCAGATATTCCGCCTGAAAGCGGCCGTACACTGGCCCCAATAGTTGGCGGATCAGCGCAACCCGTACATGCACTTCAGTGGCGGTCATGGCTGGGCCGTCCTGCGGTTGCAGTTGGTCAGCCATCAGTATCTTGCGGATTTGTGCTTGCAGCCGTTCTTCTGCGGTAAACGCGACGTTGAAGTCGGCACCGGTAAGTAGCGGTTTCATGCTGTCTACGCTATTGGCAACGATGATTTTGCGCGGCCCGACTTTGACGGTGCGCGGGTTGAGTACGCCGTCGTCTTCGGCAATCCACATGCCAGCGATTGCCAAATCCTGTGCGGCCTTCTCCATGCGCTTGGTTTCGTTTAACTCTTTACAGTCTGGCAGTGCGTCATACACCGGGCCAACCCCGTAGGGTGTGCCGGGTATCTTCATCCAGCGCGGTACGCAAACGGGGAATTCATGGTAACCGGATTCGCGCACCACTTTCTTCTCGGTGACCTCCACATTGAACGAGGCGAACGGCAAGTTCTTAGCCAGGCGAGCATTACCGATATACCCATCGCGGGGGAAAATAGCGTGAATGAACTCGAATTTATCGTCAGGCTTTTTGGTGGCCGCGTCCTGTATTTTGTGACTGACATTATCGCGCCCAAACTCTTTGACCGCCTGTTCCGCCGTCAACTGGTAGCAGCGATACACCGTATTCACCACACCGTCGCGGCGACTGGAGGCGACAAAGACCTGAGCTAAAGGCCACTGGCTAAAGGTATAGCCGCCTTGTTCTGTGTCCTCGTCGATATACAGCGCAAACCAGCCCGCGCAAACTACATCGATATTGGCCTCGTAGCCTTCTGCGTCGAAGTTGGCGGCGTGAATGTTCTCCCAGGTGAGCGTTGCGCAGGTAGAAAGCCACGCTCTTTCATCGTCTGACAGGTTTTCGTTACCGAGATCTAACCATTGGGCGTTAGCGGGAGTCATGCCGGACATCAATGCCGAGGCGAGAATTCGGGCGCTATCGGTGGCTGTGCCATCCAGCAAGCGGGCAACCTTAGATTTTGCGCTCTGCGCGTCCAGCACTTCGGTGGAAAAGCCCGAGCCGCGCAGCGGGTAGGTGTAGTCGTAGCACTCCCGCCAGACGCTTTCATGCAACTGGCGGGTAGCTTTGAGTGAACTTACGCGCTTAACCAGCCTTGCGGCGGTATCGTCCATCGTTATGCTCCTAAGGTGCCTTTGCCCGATGCGCCACCAGACAGCAAGGACGTACCGCTGTCGGTTGTGCCTTCCGCGCCAGTGGCGAGAAGTGAAGAGCCTTTCTTGCGTTTCTTACGGGCTGCGGCATCAGCATTAGCGGTCTTTGCTGCTGCGTTAGCCGCTGCGTCTGCTTCGGCTTGCGGGTCAGATTGCACGACGTTTGGGGTGCCTCCACACATGGGGATCTCCTTACTGAACAATCCAACCAGCATCGGTCAGAGTTTGGGAAGCGCCGCCGATAGAACCAGCGGAACCAGCACTCGTTTGTTTCTCAGTGGTCGCCTGCTTAACCAGCTCGATAAAGTCGAGGCAGTTGGTCAGCGGGTGGCCTAGATCATCGACGAAACCGAGTTCTTCAAATCGAGTGATGATGGTGAAACCTGCGGCGTTAATGCCGGTAAGGGCTTCATTGCGGGCAGTCAGGTCTACAACTGGCGGCTGCTCGGTAGTGGCGTTTGAATCCAGACCGGTGAGGGCTTCGGCAACTGTCAGAATGGTACCGGTGTTCTCGCCAGCGGTGCCGATAAGGTCAGTAGCATCGTCCTGCAATGTTTCCTGACCGGGTACTTCAATCTTGGTTTTTGGTCGAGCCATGAGGCGTACTCCGTGGGTGATGAACTACGCCGAGTGTGTGCGGTTAGTGCGTTCGGTTTCCCGACTAAAATATCTTGTTTTGGGGACTTTTTAACATAATGACCCTTAAGCGCACCGGCGAAAGTCCACTCGTTTGAAATGCACTGCGAAGGGGTTAAAAGACTAGGTTTATTGAGAGGAAATGGCGGCTTTTTGCAAACAACATTATGTTAACAAATCGCCGCTATTGCACTTGGTGCAGTTTGATATGTGAAACGCTTATTTCTGCAATTTTAACGCTTTCGGAACCGACTGGCGGGTTTGTTGGAATATGGCAGGTCGTGAGGGTTTTTATCCGTGACCAGCTCCCACAAACGTATCAGCGCTTCTCCATCATCATAGCGCGGGTTACTGCCCTGCTTCCAGCCAAACAGCGTAGCCTTAGCCACACGAATACCTTTCGCTATCTGCTGCTGCGTCATGCCGCTACGCTCGACGTCTGTGATTACCTGAAACCAATCGATTTGCACGATAAGGCCCCTCCTGAAAGCAAGTAGCAAACGCGCGCGTACGCGAGAGCGACCACCGAATTTGTCGGAATTCAACGCCGTTTGGCGTCAAATCCGCAGGCTACTTGCACATTGTTTTATATAAACTGCAAAAAATTACGGGCTATTTCGCGTTACCACCTGTTACCACTGTAACCACCTGTTTTATATATATCCCTAAAAGCACCTTATATAGTCGTTTCTGTAATCTTTTGCTTAAAGGGTGGTAACAGTGGTAACAGTGGTAACATTTATTTAATTTCAATAAGTTAAAAAGTTACCACCTCATGCGGTAGGTGGTAACAGGTGGCTACTTGATTTGCCAAACTCGTTGCACTTTGCCTTCAATTCGCCGCGAAACACGCTTATAACCACAATTTTGCAAAACATTACTAATTCGCATTTCTTCACGTTTTCCAACGTTGCGCGGGTCAAGGCCGATAGCTTCACGTAAAACATCGCTAACGTGTAAGAATTCGCGCGTTCGTGGCCTTTCTTCTGTTAGCGTGTCAGGTTCATCTAACCAACGTTCGACAGTTTCTAGCCATGCGTCTTTGATGGTGTACTGGTCGTGTACTGCCGTGGCTAAACGCTCCGCATCATAGAAATGTACGCCCAGCTTTTTGAACAGTTCCCGCGCTTCCGCCCACAGTTGCAGAACGTCACTACGGATAGCAGCGACATCCACTTGCCCGACATGAACGGGGAGCCACCGGCGGTTGCCGGTATCATCTGCTAAGAATTCATCCTGATTGGTGGTACCAATGAACACCAGACGGCGTGGGAACTGAGTAGCAAACTCACGGTACTTAGGGATCCAGTTCTCATGGGTGCGGGTGATAAAGGCTTTTATCGATTCCAGCTCTTTAGTGTGCAGGCCTCGCAGTTCACCTATTTCAGCCACCAAGCGGCCGCGCATTTTACGGGCTAAGTCGTCGTCTTTCTCGGCAAAGGATATTTCACAGAAAAATGACGGGTCAGGCGATAACGCCGCCACGCCGGTAGACTTACCGCAACCCTGAGCACCTACCAGAATAGGCACCATATCCGCCTTGCAGCCAGGGGAAAGTACACGCCCCGCTAACGCTGTCCACATGTAGAGAGACACCGCGCGAGTGTAAGCGGATTTCTCAGCGCCGAAATGGGTATGAACGAATTGTTCAACACGCGGCACGCCGTCCCACTTCAAACTGTTTAGCCAGGTCACAGCGGAGTCGAAAGGCTGTTCGTCAGCGGCCAACAGCACCACATCACGAATAAGCTCACGTCCGATAGGTTTGAAGCCCCGTTTTTCCATGGTAATGCGTAGTCGTGAATAGTCAGGATCGCCGAATGCCCGCCACTGGTCACCCTTATCAGGTGCGAACATGATTTCATCGCGGAACTGGTCGAAGCGGATTTGAATGCTGCAAAAATCTGGCCGCATCACGGCTTTAGCGGCGTTCTCTATCGTCGACTCAATCCGGCCTTTGTTGTCACGTTTGAATGAAGGTAAAGGCGCGGGTTCGCTGGCTTCCATTTCAACGATATCAAAATCATCGATGCGTAAACCCAGCTTATTGAGGTAGTCGCCGTCGTTACGGTGGCCGCAACTGGCGTGCAGGCATTTGAAATGCCCCAACTCAAAACCGGCGGTACCAGCAGGAAAATAGACTGTACTGGTAGGATCCGTAGCGCCACTGTGACCGTCTTCGAAAGGGCAACGAATATAGCGTTCACCGCTGGCACCAAAATCCAGAGTCCAGCCGTTCGCGTCCAGAAAGTCGGCGGTTTCATCGGTCGCGTTTGGCGTGGTCTGACTGCGGTCACGTAACCGACTGGCACCCGCTTCGGTGGAATTCACCACTGGCAGACGTTCAGCCAGCGCAGACCACAGGCTTTCTAACTGTTCAGGAGTAATGACCACCGGCTCATCAGGTAAACCATTATCCCACAAGATACGTGCGCCGCTGGGATGGGTACCCGCCACTACAGCCTGATTACCGTCGGCCAGCAGTTCGATAATGCCGTTATCACCCTCTAAGCGGTGGATGCGTTTGCGGTACTCACCTTCGACGGCCAGCAGGTACAAGCATTTGTTGCTGTTCGACCGGTACCGACGCGGCGAGACAGTGCCGAATAGCTCGAGGGTCAGCTCTTGGATAAGTGCCTGTATCTCTTCGCTTTCACTATCACAATCCAACGCGATAACACCGTTACCGGTGCGCATGCAGATCCCATAGTCCGGCTCGCGGCTCCACTTCTCTATCTCAGCGTCGTTTATCTGGCGCTTAGTCCAGTTGACCAGGCCAGCGATTTGCCGATTACCGTTGTAATGGCTTGGTGTCTTACCAATCGCTTTTAACTTACTGTCAGGGGATAACGGCGCAGAAGGGTTACACACCACCGGTAGCAGGTCTGAACTACGGCCCAGCACCAGATCGAAGTGGAACCACTCATCGGGCGACGCTCCCCATTGTTCTTGTTGTATTGGCATGGGTTACGCCTTTTCTTGCGGGGTTTCGCTTTGTTTCTCAGCCCTAATAATTTTGTCGAGTTGTAGCTCTCTCAACTCTGGGATCTGCTCCCCCCACTGGGATACTGCGGCCTTTGTTACCCTCAGCATCCGGGCGAGCTTTGCTTTGCCCCCCGCTAATTTTATTGCTTCTGACTTTTTCATAGCAGATATCCATGAGGTGTTAAAACTCAAGGTTAAGAAAACTAAACGCACAAGTCAAGATAACGTTACCCTATTGGAGTTAAGATAGATTAACTTTATAGGGGTAATACCATGAAAAGTGAAAGAATTAGACAAGCACGCAAGCAGTTAAAACTTACTCAAGAAAGCCTTGGAAAGAAGATAGGTGTATCCAAAGCCACCCTTTCTCAGTGGGAGTCTGGAACTACCGAACCTAATGGTAAGAATTTAGTCAATTTAGCCAAGGAGTTAGGAGTGTCAGTGGAATGGTTGTTAGATGGTGCGGAACAAAGTAAGAATACCACGCTTGAATCGAATGCAAATATATTGGGCGCTTTTGACCCTTGGGATTCATCCACCCCTATAGGGCAGGATGAAGTAGAGATCCCTTTCTTTAAAGAGATAGAACTCTCCGCCGGCTGCGGTAGTTTCGTGGATATAGATCACAATGGGTATAAACTTCGTTTTGCACGTTCCACACTTAGAAAAGCGGGAGTATCCCCGGAAAGTGCCGCATGTGTAGGGGTAACGGGAAACAGCATGGAACCCGTGCTACCCGACGGAGCTGTAGTGGGGGTGGACACCGAAAACACAACGATAAAAGACGGGAAAATGTATGCAATAGAACAAGATGGATTACTTAGAGTTAAACTCTTATATCGCATCCCCGGAGGGATTAGAGTTCGTTCATACAACCGAGATGAACATCAAGACGAGGATTATCTCGGTACCGCAGCCAACAAAATAAAAATTATCGGCTGGGTATTCTGGTACTCAGTTCTGCTCTAAAGCAATAACCCCTTAATACCTCAGATAGAACCTAACCCGCCATTGAGCGGGTTTTTCTTTACCTCCATCAAATAAGTTAAGATATCTGAACTTTTAACTTGACACATCATGTTTAGATGACTTAACTTTAGACCTGTGTAGTAAAGAAAAACGCTCTTTAACAATTTGAAGTCGCGCACTGAGTAACCAGTTGCATCCCTGGCAAAACGAAATAGCGGCCAATCCTAACAGAACTGGATTGAGTCAACTGAGGAGCAATGCAAAAGGCGGATCAGTGCTGGGGCCAGCGACATATGTCGGCCCCAAGTGTTTTTACCCTGCTGCTGTCCATTTGAGGCGGTAGGCATAAGACCACCGAGGAATAACAGCCATGAATTCCCTTAAAAAGATGCAACACCGGTACCGTTTAACAGGTGCCGACTTTAATAAACATCCGTCTCCGTCTGGCGTTCTGTACCCGCTTTGTCTTCTGTGCGTCGCCCTCTTCCTCTTCTATTTAGCGAGATAACCCTATGAGCCTTGAATCGAACCTTGAACTAAACAACAAACTCGTTGCGGAGCAAAACACCTTGCTAACGCAGCTTCTGGCGGCGATGGCTGGCGGTAAACCTGCTTTTACCCCCGACACTAAGCCAGTACCAAAAGCGGAAACCGCTGGCGCGGATGTCAGCAACACAACTTTCGAACCGATTGATTTTGAAACACTGGATTACCCACTGGTTGCGTGTCTGGCGGTACTGTTCGGCAGCGAAGCCGAAACACTGACAGAAGAGCGGTTAACGCAAGCTCATGCGCTAATCAATTCAGATGAAGAAACAATCCCCGCAGCCAAAGCATCCGCGTTGCATGAAGCGATGGCCGAGCATGTACAACGCACCAAGATGTACCGCAAGGCTTACTTCGATATCACCTTGCATGTGCTCAACTTGTGGGATCAGTTGGAAGGTGCTACCGCACGTAGTGAGTTCATCGAAAAACTGATCGTAGAGCCTCACGACAAACGCGCAGCGGTTAAACCCAAGGTTGAGAAAAAGACCAACAAAGAAACCACCACGCCTGAACCTGAAAACGATACCGAAGCCCTGTTCAAAAAAGCCGAAGGGCTGATTTTGCAACTGGCAAAAGGTGGCTATCGCAGCGAAGCCGTAGCGATTCTGGATAAATTCGGTGCTAAAAAACTGGGACAGGTACCCGCTGACAAATTGCCGGAAGCTATCGCACTGGCTGAAAAAGCGTTGGAGGGCTAACCATGCCGGAACAACATGCAAGATTGTCTCCGTCTGGTGCGCATCGGTGGATGCGCTGTAGCGGAAGCCTCGCGTTAGAGGCGGGGATACAGGATACCGGTTCGCCATTCGCGGTGGAAGGTACCGCCGCCCATGCGCTGGCCGAATGTGTTTTACGCAATTTGCAAGATAACACCCTTGCAGGTAAAGAACTGGTAGGAGGGCAAAAAGCTTCCGATTACATCGGCACTTACCCTTTATCTCACCCAAGCAAACCCGATGCAGGGCCGCAGGTTACGCCCGATATGGCCGCCGCCGTGCAAACCTATGTTGATACTGTGTGGGCGCTGTCGCAAGGCAACGAACTGCTGATAGAGCAGCGTGTCGATTTCTCCGAGATTGTCGGCGTACCGGATCAGTTCGGTACCACCGATGCGATTATCTTTGCGGGTGAGGAGTTACAGCTTCATGACCTTAAGTTCGGCATGGGGGTACCTGTTAGCGCCGTAGAAAACGAGCAATTACAGCTCTACGCTCTCGGCGCGTTAGATCAGTTCGCCATGCTGTACGACTTCACTAGCGTACGGCTTTTCATTCACATGCCACGCCTTAATTTTGTATCTGAGTGGGTGATATCGGTTGACGATCTGGCCGCTTTCGGTGAACGCGCCCGAGCTGCGGCGGCGGATAGCATCATCGCAATCAATATTGCCGAATGCGATGGCGTGGATTCGCTACCGGCCGATTCGTTTACGCCAGGTGATAAGCAATGCCGTTTCTGTAAGGCCAAAGCAACCTGCAAGGCGTCGGAGCAACACAGTTTAAACCTTGTTGCCAATGACTTTGTAGACCTCACCGACGCCCTTGAACCGCAGCTATCAGGCGTAAAAGAGCGCATAACCCACTGTGACAACGCCCATCTCGGCGAACTACTCAGCCAACTGGATTTAGTCGAAGGCTGGTGCAAAGCGGTGCGCGAACGTGCCAACAGCGAGTTAAACGCAGGCCATCCGGTACCGGGCTACAAACTGGTTATCGGTAAGCAAGGCAACCGGGCATGGAGCAGTGAAGAAACAGCCGAAGCCACCCTAAGCGCGATGCGCCTCAAGAAAGAGGAAATGTACAACTTCAAGCTAATCAGCCCGACACAGGCCGAAAAGCTGCTTAAGAAAGAAAGCCCGCGACGCTGGACGAAGCTAGAAGCAATTATTTCCCGTGCAGAGGGCAAGCCGACTATCGCACCGGAAGCAGACCCCCGTCCGGCGCATATCGTCAACCCCGAAAACGATTTTGAAAACGTGGACGAAACCGAGTCCGCCGAATCCCTCATTTAAAGGTACCTACTCATGAAAGTTAAATTAGCTAACGTCCGTTTGGCCTTCCCCGACCTGTTCGAAGCAACGCAAGTTAACGGCCAGGGCGACCATAAATTCCGCGCCACGTTCCTGTTAACACCGGATCACCCCGCCAATAAAGACATCGAAGCGGCAATTAAAAAGGTCGCTGCCGATAAGTGGGGAGCAAAAGCCGAAGCGGTATTGAAAACGATTGTGGGTAACCCGATGCGTTACAACTATCGCTCAGGTGATGAAAAATCCGAGTATGACGGCTATCCGGGCAACATGTATATCGCCGCCAGCAACAAGGCCCGCCCGCTGGTTCTTGACCGTGATTTATCCCCACTGACCGCTGCCGATGGCCGCCCTTATTCCGGCTGCTTTGTTAACGCCACTATCACCATCTTTGCCTATGACAATCAGGGCAAAGGTATCTCGGCCTCTCTTGGCGGTGTCCAGTTCTTCAAAGATGGCGACGCCTTCGCCGGTGGCGGTATCGCTTCTGTTGAGGACTTCGACGAAATCACCGAAGGCGCTGACGCAGAATCATTGATCTAGAAATTCCATGCCCCTTTTATACGGGGCTTTTCACCTCCCTGCAGGAGTATCGCCAATGCTAACCACCACCCCCTTTAACCAAAATCTGGTGCATCTGAATAAAGGCACCTTAAACGATGAGTTGACGGAACACCTTGCCGAACTCGTCAAAGCCGTACGCGAAACAGGTAAAGCAGGTTCCCTTACGCTGACCTTGAAAATCAGCATGTTCAACAAAGCAAACGAGGATGTTGTGAAGATCTCCCCGGTTGTGGCCTGCAAGCTGCCAGAGGGTGAACGTGCCGAAACCATTATGTGGACTACCGCCGATGGCGATTTGTTGCGTAACGACCCGGCGCAGAACTTCACCGAGTTGAAGCAAGTGGAAGGCATCGACAGCCAGCGCCGAACACTACCAGAGCAGGAAGCTACGCCGCTGCGCAAGGTTCAGTAGTACCCAATCCCCCCGGCAAATGCTGGGGTTCTTTTTATCAGGTAGAAGGAAAGAACAATGACCGAAGTTAATTCGTTACTGGCACTCACCACCGCGCAAACTGTGTTGGAGGTGGCGGGAAATCCGCTGGTACAGGTGCCAGATGGCTATCGCGTGCAGGATCTGGAGGATTACTTACCCGCTCCTCGCCGTATGCGTCAGCGAGTGGTTTTGTTGTCTGCTGCGAGCTTTATCGCTTACTGCGTCCGTTTCGCTAACACCGGTACCACCATTTTAGCAGACAGTGAAAGCAACAGTTTACAAGCTGTTATCGACCATGCAGTGAACTCGGCGGAGCCAACGTGGAACGACCACCGCGCGAGCTATAGCTGCGAATTGTCGAAAGCGTGGAAGATTTGGCAGAAGTACGACGACCAGACACTAGGACAGGAACAGTTTGCCGAACTGCTGGAAGACCGCGCCGCCGACGTTGTTAACCCAACCGGTGCGGAATTGCTGGAAATCGCTACCAAGTTCCAAGTTATCCGTAAAGCGGTCTTCGGTTCCGCTATGCGTCTGGCTACTGGCGAATTCCAGTTCAACTACAGCGATGAAAATGAGAAAGGCACCATCGAAGTACCGGAACTTATCACTCTCGGTCTGGCCCCGTTCCACAACGGCGAAAGCTACGAAGTGCAAGCCCGCCTACGCTATCGCCTGCGTGAGGGCAAATTAACCTTTACTTTCAAACTGGTTAACCCTGAGCGTGTGGTTGAAGACGCCTTTAACTCTATCGTCGAGAAAGTTAAAGAAGGTGTAGCGGTGGCTCACGTATTAGACGGTTATCCCCTTGATTAAATTAGTAATCTAACCCATCCCCGCTCTGCGCGGGGGTGTTTTGACGAGCGGGCGTTGTGCCTGCTGCTCAAAGCACATCAATAGAAGGTGACTTTTATGCCCCAGATACTCTGGATAGACCTCGAAACCTACAGCGAAACACCCATCCGTAACGGTACCCATGCCTACGCCGCTGATGCAGAGATAATGCTTATCGCATGGGCCATCGACGACGGCCCCGTCAGTGTGCACAAATTTACAGAACCTAAGAATTTACCTCTGCCGCTGTACGACGCGCTACGGGATAAAGAAACACTAATCTACGCACACAACAGCCAATTCGACCGCACAGTATTGCGTAAACACCTAACGAGTTACAAGTGGCCTCGACTTGTTACGGGCGATGTTACCCGCTGGCGCGATACCATGGTTAAAGCGTTGGCCCACGGCCTGCCGGGTTCGCTGTCTGATTTGTGCGATATTCTCGGGGTAGAACAGGACAAAGCCAAGGACAAAGCAGGTAAGGCGCTGATCCAGTTGTTCTGTAAACCACGCGCTAAAAACTCAGCTATTCGTCGCGCAACTAAGCAAACCCACCCTGAAGAATGGAAACGGTTTGTCGACTATGCGGGCCTTGATATTGAAGCGATGCGCGAAATTGATAAGAAACTACCCGTCTGGAATTACCAGGGTAATGAGTTAGCACTCTGGCATTTTGATCAGCGCATCAATGACCGTGGCGTACAGATGGACACTGTTCTAGCGGAAGCCGCTGTATCTGCCGTTGAGATAGAACAAAAGCGGTTAGCCGTGCGTACGCAGGATTTAACCGATAACGAGGTACAAGCGGCAACACAGCGCGACGTCTTGCTTCAGCATATTGTTGAAGCCTTTGGCGTAACACTGCCAGATATGCAGGCCAGCACGATACAACGGCGGATTAGCGACCCTGATTTGCCGATTGAACTGCGTGAACTACTGGCAATCCGTTTGCAGGCCAGCACCACAAGTACCAGCAAATATAAGACCTTACTCAAAGGTGTGAGCAAAGACGGACGCTTGCGCGGCACTTTACAATTCTGCGGGGCCAGCCGCACTGGACGTTGGGCGGGCCGCCTGTTTCAGCCGCAAAACCTCCCCCGTCCTGTTCTGGATCAGGAAACCATAGACACCGGTATCGAAGCGTTAAAAGCCGGATGTGCCGATCTGCTATTCGATAACGTCATGGAGTTAATCAGTTCAGCCCTACGCGGTTGCATTGTCGCTCCTAAGGGTAAAAAGCTGGTTGTCTCTGACCTTTCCAACATTGAGGGCCGTGTTTTGGCATGGCTGGCAGGTGAAGAGTGGAAGCTACAGGCTTTCCGCGATTACGACACTATCATCGGTTATGACGATGAGGGCGAAGCACTGCGCGAAGGGCCAGACCTATATAAGCTGGCCTACGCTCGGGCATTTAATATATCGCCGGATGATGTCGATAAACTCCAGCGCCAAATCGGTAAGGTGATGGAATTGGGGCTAGGTTTCGGCGGTGGCGTCGCGGCGTTCCTGACCTTCGCCCTTGTCTACGGGCTTGATCTGGATGAGTTGGCAAAAGCAGCACTGCCAAACGTCCCCGCCTCGATACAGCGTGAGGCTCAAAGTTGGTACCAAGCCTCTGTAAAACAGAAACGAACCTTTGGCCTTTCAGAACAAGTATTTATTGCCTGTGACTCATTAAAACGGATGTGGCGAAATGCGCATACAGAAACGGTTTCTTTCTGGAGTGAAATTGAAAATACCGTACGTCGCGCAATCATTAATCCCAAACAAACGTTTGTCTGCCGCAAGTTGAAGATCCGCCGTGACGGTAGTTGGCTGCGTATTCAACTTCCTTCTGGCCGTTCCGTTTGTTATCCCGGTATCCGTATCGAGGGGGATAAAATCAGCTATATGGGCGTCAATACCTACAGCCGTAAATGGCAGCGCCTAAAAACCTACGGCGGTAAGTTAGCAGAAAACGTTACTCAGGCAGCGGCCCGCGATGTGATGGCAAACAACATGCCGTTAATCGAGGCCAGCGGCTACGAAATCACGCTGACTGTCCACGATGAAGTATTAACCGAAGCGCCCGATACCGAGCAATTCACCCCCGATAAATTAAGCGAACTTCTCGCCACAAACCCCGAATGGGCTTTAGACCTGCCACTTTCCGCTGGCGGGTTCGAGGCTTATCACTACCGTAAGGAATAGTGTTATGTCATTTAAAAATCATGACAGCCCGCTCTACTATCGGGCTGCGCGCGAGGCTGCGCAAATTGAACGCGAGGGTGATTACCTGCGGGCCGCCAAGGTCTGGACAAAAGCCGCTCGCACTTCACGTAATCCTCTTAATCAGGAGTGGAGCGAAAACCGCTCAGATTTCTGCATCATGCAGATTGCTCGTGAGAAATTCAAAGAAGGTGCAGCTAATGGCCTACATCCGTGAAGACTCAATAGAAGATCATCTCGTCAAAGAAGTGAAGAAAGCCGGAGGGATAGCCTACAAATTCGTTTCCCCCGGCCGCCGTTCAGTACCGGATCGGCTGGTGCTTCTGCCCGGTGGCAAAGTGATTTTCGTTGAATGCAAAGCGCCAGGCGAAAAGCCCACAGCCGCCCAACTTAGGGAGCACGATAAATTACACGCATTAGGTTTCGCAGTGTGGGTATTGGATAACAAAGACCTGGGGGGGGTATTGTGAAAAAGTTCATCCCCCACGAATACCAAAACCAAATAATTCTCCACGAAATAGACGCCCCCCGCTCAAATGTTTGGGCCGGTATGGGAATGGGTAAAACCGTTGCAACGCTTACCAGCCTTGAAGATCTGTTTATGTCTGGCAGCGAAACAAAACCGGCGTTAGTTCTCGCACCGTTGCGGGTTGCGCGGTCTACGTGGCCTGATGAAGTGGATAAGTGGGATCACCTGCGCAATATCGAAATGCAACCGGTGGTCGGTACCGCGCAGGAACGTTTAGCTGCGCTGCGTAACCCTAACGCCAGCGTGTTCACCACAAATTACGACAACCTCGTTTGGCTGATAGAGACGCTCGACGGCGAATGGCCGTTCGGTACGGTTATCGCCGATGAAAGTACCCGCCTTAAATCCTTTCGCCTGCGTAAAGGCGGTAAGCGTGCGGCGGCACTGGCAAAAGTTGCACACAGATCAGGCCGTTGGGTGAACCTCTCAGGTACCCCCGCGCCAAATGGCTTACAGGATTTATGGGGGCAAGCGTGGTTTTTGGATAAAGGCCAGCGGCTAGGCCGGACATTCAGCGCTTTCACTGACCGCTGGTTTAACCGCATCCCGATCGGCACTACCGGTTTTAATAAGATTGAACCGCGAGAGTGTGCGCAGCAGCAAATGCAAGATGCCCTGCGTGATGTGACTATCTCCCTTGATGCTACCGACTGGTTTGATATCGATGAACCTATTCATAGCGTGGTGCGCGTTGGCCTTAGTCCTAAAGCCCGCAGCCAGTATAAAGAAATGGAAAAGGAGATGTTTTTGCAAATTGGCGACCACGATATCGAAGCAATGAACGCAGCGTCTAAAACGATGAAGTGTTTACAGCTTGCCAGCGGCGCTATCTATACCGACGAGGCGGGCAACTGGACGGAGATACACGACGCCAAGCTACAAGCGCTGGAAAGTATCGTTGCGGAGGCCAGTGGTATGCCGGTTCTCGTCGCTTACCATTTCAAAAGCGACCTAGCCCGTTTGTTAAAAGCCTTTCCCAAAGGTCGCCACCTGGACGCAGATCCACAGACGCAGCGAGATTGGAACGCAGGATTAATACCGGTGCTATTCGCCCACCCTGCCAGCGCAGGCCACGGCCTTAATTTGCAAGACGGCGGCAATATTTTGGCGTTCTTCTCCCACTGGTGGGATCTGGAACAGTATCAGCAAATCATTGAGCGTATCGGCCCCACACGGCAAGCACAGGCAGGCCACAAACGCCCGGTATGGATTTACCACATTATCGCCAAAGATACGGTAGACGAGCTGGTAAAAGAACGGCGGGATTCAAAACGTGAAGTACAAGACATCTTACTTGAGGCCATGAAAAAGAGAGGCTTACGATGATTACATGTGAACTGTTAACAATCGCGCGAGTAGAGAGGGTTGTCGGTTATGACCGTACAACCATCTACCTGAGAATCAAAGAAGGGACATTCCCAAAACCCGTTAAAGACGGACGCAACTCTCGTTGGACATCAACGGAGATTCAAGAGTGGATCGATAACCTTATTGCGGAACATAAGAAACAAGCAGGCCAGTAA